GGAGCACCATAAGAAATAGTTTTAGTACCTAATTCTTTAACTGGTAACACATCAGTATCAGCAGGATAGCCGCCTTCTTTGTTAATTGCTTTTTTCAAGCGAATAACATCGCCATCAACTGTACCAACTGCGATTGTTTCATCACCAATTTTAATGAAACGACTTTTCGCAAATTCTGTGCCATCAGCTACTTTAATCAATTTAGTACCGTTTGGAATAGCAGCAGTTGTTTTGCTTGCAGTTCCTAAAACAGCAGGAGTTTCAGAAATAGCCCCACCAACATTAACTAATTGACGATTTTCAATAGATGTTTCCATCAAAGTGGTTGAAATTGCGTTAGTCCAACTTGAAACAGATGTGTCGATTGGTGTTTTTGATTGATCGATTTCAACATCTTCTGTATCAAATCCACGTGACTGAGCAATACCGTCGTTTGTAGCTCCTAAATCACTCCAACCATCTTTAGCTTCAAATGATTCTAGATCCATTACATCGCTAATTTTTTTAGGACGATTTAAAGTATTTGAGTTCCACAATAAACGACCTGCTCCACCTTGAATATTCTTCTTATCATATTTATAAACATTATTTTTTTCTGCCATAATTATTTGACCTCCTCATAGTCCCATGAGCAACCATATTTTAGTGTTTGAAGCTCATCTTCTGTTAATTCAGCAATTTCTCCGTTTAGATACTGAATATCGTTTAGTTGTAAAACACCGATCATATTTGTTGGCGCGATTAACTTAACTTTTGTTTTTGTCTCTTCATTTGCTTTAACCTCTTTTGTTTCTTGAGGTTTCTTTTCAAACTGCTTTTTTTCTTTTGACATATTGACACTCCTAACTTTCAAAATAATTAATACTCATATAACACCATGCTTCTGGTATCTTGGTTTCCTCATCCATATCTGGATAAATAGGTGTTGTTAGTTTCATATCGAATACATTAATACCATCAATCCCAGCGTGATTACGTTGTAAATAGTTAGCGACATCGGTACAGACGTTAAGAGCGTTAATATCATTGTCGTCTCTAACTAACAGCTGGATAGTTGTTTTTCCAACTGATTTTACTTGTAAAGCTGGCTTTTCCACCGTTTTATCTAACTTGAAAGGCCTAATCGTTTTGATTTCCTCTTTGAATATTGGTTTTAAAAAACTTGCGATTGGTAATGTTGCATCTACGAAATCCATTTAAACACCTACTTTCCTAATATAGTTTTCCTTACTGCCATGCTTCCAACTTCAAGCATTCGTTTTTCATTAGCATCTAAAGAACGAGCCATAATGTTATAGCGTTTTTCTAAAGGTGCTGCATACCTCACATCTGAGCCAATTGTTAAAATAGTCTCGTTTGCTTTTTCGACTGTGTCATTAATTGGCGTTCCTTTTTGGATAATCCCGTTTTTACCAGGAATATTAGTTTCATAACCAATGCTGTTGACATAAGCTCCGGTATCGATATGATCATCTGATTGAGTGATTTCCTTTGCTCCATCAGCCCACGCGATACCCATTGCTTTTACTGCAGTTTCTCTTGCTAAAGGCATTTTACTATCAATTTCAGCAAAGAATTTTTGAGCTTGCTTATCAAATTTAAAAGAAGCTGATGCACGTTTTCCCATATCAAACAGCTCCTTTCAAGATAATTTTATAATGATGCAAGGAATCAAAGTCATTACGAGGGAGTATTTCCTCAGCTCTGAACTCGTCACTAGCTAATAGATTGCCTTTACCATCTTTGATATTTTTAATTCGCATATCATCATTAATCTCTTGATCAGCTGATAAAACAAGAGTTGATTCATACAAGCCTTTTGTATCATCTGTAACAATGACGTTTTTCAGCCGTTTTCTCATGAAACGACAAGGAATTAAAGGAACTTCTTTATCTTTAATGATAGGTCTGTCCCAGTCGTCTACCTCATCACCACTAGAAGGGATAACGAGGGTACACGTATGATTTAAAAAGTCATCGAATGCCATAAGACATCTTCCTTCTTTTTGCTCTTGTAGGTCCAGAAACACCAAAAAAAGCATGAGAACTTATCGGAACAAGTAACGATTCTAGAATTAAATCAAGCTCCGTATCTCCTGTATTAGTATCTAGCTTATCTAACGATTGGCTAGACAATGAATAAGAATAATCATCCATCGACTCAGATTGCAGTCCACTCATTTTTCTTTCAATAGCTTTTCTGTTTGAATCCATGAAAAAAAGATAGTCAACCATTTTAATAGTCGCTATCTTTAATTTCTTCTGAATCATTTCATCGCCTGTTTTAGAATAATCACAGTGAACTCTTGCTGTGATTTGAATATCAGCACGTTCGATATAACCTTGAATCTCAGTGTCTTTCAGTTCTTTAAATGACTCATCAGCTTTATATTTTGATGTGTCTCTAACATCTTGAATAGTTGCGAACATCGAATCCCTCCTATTCTTCTACTTTGACAATGAATCCTGAGTCTAATCTAGCTTGAATTGGTCCAGTGATTACATCAGGTAAAGGAATTTTATCTTCACTAGTAATCACGAAACGACCATCGTAAAACATGGTATCGGGTTTAGAAAGAGTATAAAGTTCTGGTTTCTCAACTTCGTCAGCTGTTTCAACTTCTTCTGTTTCGGTTAGCTCTCCTTGATTCTCATCAACAGTAACTGTTTCATCGTTTACGACTTCTTCTATAACTTCGTCAGCTGTTTCAACAGGTTTAGTTTCTTTCTTTTCCTCTTTTTTCTTAGCCAAGATAATCCCTCCTAAACTCTAGCTTTTGTAATATCAACAATAAGACGAGCGCGTTTTTCAAATGGTACATATCCAGCTGTTTTAGTAGAATATGAACCTTCCAATTGAGTTTTAGCACTACGTTCTGTTTCAGTAGAAAATGGTTTATAAGTGTACTCTTGTAAAGCAAAACCAGTATCAACGAACATGATTTTTCCATCAGGCATTTTTTTGTTGATAAATGGAGCTGATTTAATTACATTTGGCATATCACCATTTAAGATATTACCTAAGAATAATGGATTACCGGCTTGAGTAACATTTTTTAACCACAATTCAGCAGTTTTTAAGTTCATTACTACTCTATCGGGAGTAAATCCGTATTCGTCATTCATGTAATAAGTCGCATACCACATATCGACTGGATCAAGCTCGTTCACTTTTGAAACTCCGATAACTTCTGGAGCATCCCAACCATCATCAAAGTAACCATTACTTAATGTTTCAATAGCTAAACGCTCATCAGTAATTCCCATACGTTGACCACGACGCTTTAAGAAAGCGGCTAACATATCAATTTTCATTGATTTAGCTTCATCAGTGATTTCTACACCACCACCACGTTTGTAGACACGGATTGAACGTTTATCTTGAAGTCCAATTGTTGTAACTGGAATTGGAGCACCTTGAGCAACAAGATTGAAATCTAAGTTGCTATCTTTGTCATCGTCAGAATCTTCATAGTAGTAAAATTCTTGAGTTTGTTGCTCCATTGGCACGTTACCCATAATTAACTCACTTGCACGACCAGATTTCTCATAACCATTACGAACGTAATCTTCTGTAATGATTGGGAATAAAGGCTTAGTGTTTGTATTTGTAAACATTTGTTCAACGCTACGAGTCCAAATGTTTGGGTCAAGTGCTCGTTTTGCATCGTCCCATGTTAAACCTTCTTTTTCGAAAACACCGCGTAATAACGCTGATGAATTCTTTTCTAGTAAAGAACTACCTTGAGCAGCAAAACGTTCTTCTTTAGCAACTTTTGCCATTTCTTGACGTAACTCAGCACCTGAAGCAGGTAACTCAATTTGTTTTCCATCTTTTAAAGCTTTTCTAAATAAACCCATTAAATAAGCACCTCCGCTTGATTTTTAGCAGCATTAACTTTTAATACTACGATGTGTGATACATCAGTCGCGTCCTTTTTAAACTTACCATCAGCACCAACAACTAATTTGTCACCAACAGCTACACCGTCAGCCACATTTAAAAGAACGTTACGACTAAAGCCAGTTACGAAAGCACTAATCGGAACGTTCTTCTCTTTTTCTTGAACTTTCGCAAATAGTTGAGGCACTTCTCCATCAGTTGCTTTTCTAACTCCATAATCTCCAACAGTTGGATCTAAAATTAATCCATCACCAAAATTAACTGGCTCCTTACAAAATACGGTTAATGATAAACCGTACGAATCTGGTAAAATACCACCTTTAGGCCATCTTAAACTCATTTATATCTCCCCTTTCTTAATCCAAGACAACAACGTCATCGTTGCTATCATCATCATTACCACCTAATTGACGACCTGGTTTGAATTTGTCGCCTTTCATTTTGCGGTAACTTTCAATTTCTGCTTTGATATATTCAATATCGCCAGAACGTTCTAACAAGGCTTTGTAGCTCTCAGCATTGAAAGTATCACCTTGAACAGCTACACGCTCTTTTACAGCTTCTTCCACTAAATCTTCTACATATTTACGACCATGTTTAGCCTCAGTTTTAAGATTACGGATAGCTTCAACAGTTGCTAAATCTTCCCCTAGCTCATTTCTGATAGCTGTATCTTCTTGAGAACGTAAAGAATGACCTCCATCAGTTAAAGCTGCTCTTACTGCACTACGCTCAATAGAACCATCCTTTAAACCTTTTTTTAATTCTTCAATAACATTCACGTTATCACTACCTCTCTTTGATTTTTTTGTATTTAAAAAGGCATCAGAATCACGTTCAAAACGCGTCTGATACCTTTCTTCAAACATATTAATTTGTTTTTCTTTTAAAGAACCGTCTGAAATTTCAGAACGGACCTTTTCGATGTATGCATCAGGACAAGCGCCCTTATACACTGTGGAAACCTCACGAAGTCTTGCATCAACTATCCAAAAGAATACTCGATTTCCATCTTCGTCAGTATCACCTGGAAAATATGGTGTATCCCACAGATCTTTACCATCAGCCGAACACTTATACCACATATCTGGACCACCAAATCCCACGCTCATGTCACGTAGAACTCCTGTTTCGATAGCTCTGATTGTGTCATCTGTACTTACACCGTTGATTGTTACACCTCTTGGAATGTACCAACGACCACGAACTGACGTTATACCGTCTTTTTCTATGATTTCAGCATCAAAAGAACGACCGTAAGGGTTTCTATCAGTATTGTGACCTTCCATTAAAGCAGTACCAAGAATTAAATCATCAGCAAAGTTTCTTAATGTTGTTGTCGGGTCCATTCGTGTGTCATAGCTGTCCAATGCATCAGATGAACAAATGCCTTCGTAGACAAATACATCTTCTCTAGCAAGAGGTTTAAGCGTATGACGATTGATTAATTCTAAATCTTTGTCGCTAAAATCTGCATTGCTAGATGTAATTCTAATTGGTGCCATCACGTTAGAAACTATCATTTATTTATCACCACCTTTCAATTATTGTATTTATTTACGGCTATTAGATTTGATATTTTTAGGCTTTGGTATTTTTTTCTCATTCCCTTTTGGTTGATAGCCTTTTAGGAATGGTGGATTTGCTTCTTTTTTTATAGGTTTTCTATGCCAATCTCTACCATCATATGTTGGTGGTAACGGAACATCAGCAGCTTTAACTTTAGATTGAATTCCTCTATCTTCATTATCTTTTGAAACATTCCCGTTAATAACCTTGATAATTTCATCCGATTCAACACCTAGCAAACTTTGTCTATATGCAAATTTGTACTTACATAACTTATTTAACAAACTTGCAACTATTGCAAGGCTTGTTATACCTGTGATACATAAAATAATTAATTGTCCCATGTTATCCATCCTTAACTTTCAGTTTGGCTTTTTATTCATCCACCTCAGCGAACAACGTCTTATACCAACAACGGCAACTAATCACGTTATCAGCAGAAGCCCCATTTTCGCTATCTCGCGGAAACATTAATTTTTCACCATTTACAATAAAGAAATCCATAAACCCAACACGTTGACCATTAGCATCTTTATGCCATTGTCTCGTACGGTCTTGATGAGCTGAACGCCACTCTTTACCAATGACAATACCTAAATCATATAGTTGCAAATCAGAAGCAAACTGACCAGTTGAACCAGCTGAAAGAAGTTCAGTTCTTGCTATGGTCTCAGCTCTCCATTTATCAAACATGTAAGAACTTTCTAACTTTTTAGCAACGTCTTTAACGCTATAAGGTCCATCATTTAGCACCTCATTGATAACTTTCAACACTTCTTTTCTGTTGGTATCGACTATTTGAATAGCTGTATTCTCAGCACGCCAGTTAATCCATTCCATTAAACGCTCATCTGTTTGATTAAACTGAACATCTACGAATACATTCAACAGATTCACGTTTCCGATAACAGAAGTAACCTGAGTTAGCCACGATTCGACCACACCACGCCACAGCTCAACATCTTTATTCATTTCAAAAAAGACGTAAGTCATTAGCCAAAGCTCTAACTCGTCATCTGATTCTTCCTCTTCATCAGCACGAACATGCTTAATAGCTTGTTTTCGTTCTATTTTTGGAGGTTCTGGCGCTTTGTTTATGTTTTTAATGTAATTATCTAACTGCGCTTTTAATACACCTAAAAACTCATCATTTGCGATATCCATTGATGCATCTAATATCTGGTCAAATAACTGAAATATTTCTTCATCGCTTACTTGTTCTCCACGTTGCCCCCTTTTTCCCAAGAGGGCTTTACTGGGAAACTTTCGAATATAACGACCTGTTTCATCACCTTCTAAATCCTCATCGTCTTTAGGTTTAGCCTTAGACTGTAAAAAGGCTTGATAAGAACCTAAGGCATCTGACTGTTGCGGTTGTTTAGGCTCTCCAACAGCATCGTGACCAGTAATGACGTTCGATGCCTCATCATTATCAATCCAGCCTTGTTGAACTTTCATGATTTCATTGTTAATCTCAATTGCCTCAGCGTTAGCTTCTTGCGCTCTGTCTTTAGTTCTCACATCATTGAACGTGATTTTTACAGTGCTTTGGTTACCTTGGACACGTAAAGCAACAGTATAAGCTTTTTCAAGCAACCGCTTAGTAACATTTTGAATACTTTTTACACCAGCGATGTGTATTTCCCATTGGATGGAACCGTGCGTTTCAGTAGTTGACTCGTTCCGACCTAACAAAATAGGCAGCTGCTTCAATGAAGTAACTACCTGTTGATTAATGATTTCTATTAATGATTTACTATCCATTGATTTACCATTAGTACCACCAACAGTCTGAACTTTTGCAGAGTCATCATGAAGAAAGTCGTCATCTGCTTCTAGTTCTTCAAATTGACTAAAAACACCGTCCATATAGCTATCAACGAACTCTTGTACAGCCTCGTCCCCCTGATCCAATACATGTTGAGGTAAGTTTTTAAGTATCGCCTCAGCTGATACAGAGATATCAAAACGTGCATGTCCTTGATGATGAGCAACAGCTTTTAAATCCCTTAACACTTCTGTTTGGAATAAAATAGCTTCAATAGCTGGCAACATAGGGCTACGACCGTAAGGATCATCAACATCTGGGTCAATCGGAACATAAAACACTTGCTCCATGTTTAACCTGGTAAATGTTCCATCGATTTTTCTTTCAACTAAAACTAGTTCCTCTGTTTCTTTATCCATAATGAAGTCCAGTCGTGACGGTGAAATCACATGAAAATCTACTACATCATCAAGTGACTCGTTTAATTCAACCTCTAAAGCAACAGCTCCCTCAGTGTAACCAGTCAAATTAAGAACATTAATCAATTGATCAGTGCCGCCACTATATAACTTTCCTACTCGTTGAGCTAAATCAGAATTGATATACTCTTGCGCCGCTTCATCATTGTCTCCATTTTGGTCAAAGACCTCAACAGTATGACCTTGATTAGCTAAACGCAAGAAATTCCAGACTGCCATAGACGCATCCGGATTGATATCACGTAAATACTTCAAGGTCTCAAGAATATGTTTTTCTCTGTGAGGTGCTCGTCTTAAAGGCATGTCCTCATTGAGTAACCAACGTTTATAAAGTGGTGTTGTTTCTCTACCACCTTGCATTCTTGCCCTCTTAGCGTTCTTATGAACTGCTGTTTGAACACTTCTTAAATACTTTTTAGATTTATTTATCGCTCTTTTTCGTTTGTATCGTTGATAAAAGTTCAATCTTTCGACCTCCTTCCTCTTATTTTTGGCATTCTAGGTTTAAAGTCTTTAACTTCAAAAGGTTTACTCATTTTAACTAACGCTTGTGTCATAGCATCCACGTCGTCATCATGAGCACCATTTGGAAATGATTCTAGTTCATCTAATATCTCATCAGACCACTGTTTCCATAACGGATGTGGCAAATAAACGTTACCTGCTTCCCAAAAAGGAGAAACAGCATAAGCTCTTACTTCTTTACCACCATCTGGATTAACTGGAACCATTCCAGCTATTTTCTTTTGCAACATTTCAATAACTGCTGAACCATTGGCTTTATCCTCAACATATTTAGCATGAGCGTTAGGCCATCTTGTTGTCATAGACTGAATAGCTTTCATTGTTTCAACTATTCCCATACGTTCATGATGTCTATCTAATAAGTAATAATCAGCTGCTTTCTGCCCCCAAACATGACCAGCGACATAATCTGATGTTTCTTTGTTTTTAAAGGTACAATCCCAAGACTGGACTTGTCTGTCTAGGTCATCTGGTAAAATCACAACATCATCACTTAAACCTAGCTTAGTTCTCATTTCAATTGTTGGAACGTAAAACTTAGCCCATGAACGTCTAAAAATATCTCCTCCTGCAGGAGTCGGCCTCTGCTGATAAAGAGAAGCCCAACCACGAGAACCAGAAACAGCCTTTGTTTGTTTAGCCCATTCTTCATCTTTACCGATTTCAGGAGCCAACGACTCACCGATTTCACGACCTAATAAGTCTCCCTCTTCAGCAATAGCAGGTATCTTTATTTCAACCCACGGAAGATTACCTTCTTTAAGCAATCGACCTGCTAAATCGTCCTCATGCCACCTAGTCATAATGATAATGACTGAACCCGTAGCAGATAAACGAGAGTAAAACGTATCTTGCCACTCAGCGTATATCTTATCCCTAATCGTTTTACTATTCGCCTCAGCCCTATTTTTGATTGGATCATCAATAATCAGAAGTGAAGAACCACGACCAGTAGCACCACCAAGGATTGATGTACTGTACAACTGCCCTAGATGACCATCAATTCCCCATTCCGAAACACTAGCCGTATCAGAACTGATTTTTAAATCGAATAATGATTCACTGTAAGTTCTGAATTTCTCACGGTTTTTACGACCAAACTTTTTGTAAAGTTCTTCTGAATATGAAACAACCATTGCTAACTTTTCTGGATTCTTCATCAGATAGTATGCTGGGAATGTCTCAGTAATAAAAGTTGATTTCCCATGCTGTGGTGGCAATTCCACGATTAAAAATAATCTTTCACCATCTGCAATACGTTGCAAATAAGGTGCTATATACGTTTGGTGTCTTAACGGTGCATAGATACCACCGTGAGAATAAGAAAAGAAGTCAGCAAAATTACGTCTTGCTAACTCCTTTTTCGCTTCCTCTTTAATTTTATCCATATCAAGTTGAGTCGTTGCCATTGGCTAATCGCCTCAATTCGTCTTCTGTTAAGCCAGTAAAAGGATTAGATACTCCAATACTTCCAGAATGTTCTACTTTATCTAGAGCTTTAAAACCTCCACGATCAAGAATATCTTGGTAGATGCTCTTTTTAAGTGATTGTAGTTTCTCCCAATCTTTAGACGGAAGATAATCTCTATAAAGATGGTCTTTTCTTCGAGCTAACTTATGAATATTGTTAGTAAGTTCAAAAGCTTCATCGCTCAACCCGTTTAATTGTTGATTCAACTCTTGTTTTAGCTCTTTGTTTTCAGTTTTTCGACCGTCAATGTCTTTGTTTTTCTCATTCAAAACACTAATATCACGATTTAACAAGGTTAGTTCATCTTGTAGCTCCCAAATTTCTTCTTGGAGAACCTCGACTTCATCAACAACCTCATCGTGTCGTTGAATTTTAGTATCGGTTTCAATCGCAATGTTCAAAAGACTAACAAAACTACGCAAACCCTCGTCTTCCATGCGTTTACGTAGATTCTTCATTTCTTCAACAATTTTTTGTTTGATGTACGGATGTGACAGTAAGGTCGAACCCTGTTGTCGAGCTGATTTAGGAGAATAACCTGCATCAATAGCTGCCTTAGTAGCATTGAAAGTATTCAAATAGCTCAATACAAACACATCGTACTTCTTTTTCGTTGCTTTAGTTGGTTCTTTGATTTCCGACAATGCTACCACCTTCTTTCTTTTCAATACAAAAAAGACACATAACCCTTTGACAAGTTATGTGTCGAATAGCGCGATAGTCCTAGGTAACGATTTTCACGTCATCTTCCGTTTATCAGACGGATGTTTGAATTAAACTAACCCTCGACCGCCGTACGCTATTTCTGATAAATCTATTTTCTTGGGAGGATGAGGGAACCACCCCTCAACTATTGGTGGTGGTTGTATGGCAATATTATTTAAACGGTCGTTGATCGGATGTTAACTTACTGTTAAATGTTCCTTTTTTAGCTTTAACCCATTCTGCTTTAAAATAAATTCTGCATTCTTCAATGAAATCATCCATTATCTTTTCAAACTCATCATCTTTTTTTTCGCTTTTTTCAATAAATTCTAAAGTGTCATCATTCATTTGAGATTGTGCATATTCACTCAGAAATATTTCGATTTTTTCAACATAATTTAGCAAATTATCATTTTCTTTATTTTTACCAAATAATAATTTAAATTTGTATTTACTTTTAAAGAATACATTTAATGATTGTGTAGCTTTAAGCACCTCGTTGTTCATATAATCAAGCATAATATCCGCTTCTTCTTCTTTTCCTAATCCTCCATACAATAAACCTTGCGCTGAATATCCTCTGTAAAGAATATAAGCAGCATTAGTTTCTGATGCACTTGAACTAATACTTGATGCTATTTCGCGAGCTAATTCAAGCCAGTCAACTATTGATTTAGAAATAATATCAGCATCTATCTTTTTTTGCTCCCATTTATCAGTTTGTTGAGTTTTTATTAATTCTATGCTATTTGCTATTCTTTCGTTTTCGTTTTTCTGCTCACCTTGAGTTTCGATAATTTCATTTAATCTTTCTTTTATTTTTTTGTTATCTTCATGCATTTCTTTATTCGCATCTATCTCATCTTTTGCAATTACTTGATAAACTTCCCTTAATAATTTTGCTCTATTATTTTTACCTTCGTTCACTTGATTTTTGGCAATAGATTCTAACTCCCTTTGAGTTTTTCTGTTACTTAAAAATATATTAAATCCATTATTAATAAAACTAGCTGCAATAGTACCAAATCCAATCGAACTTAAGACGGTCCACGTATTAATTTCCAAATCAACCACTCCTTTTCCATACAATCATAC